TGCGTTTTTTTTGCTTTTCCCTTGGCATTTCCCCGGCCGTCGATTTTTGCACCTCCGGAGCGCTCCCCGGCAGTATGGGGCGCGCGTAGGCCCTGGGACTTGCGTCTGTTTTTTTCGGCGCCACACAAAAGAACGTCTCCTAGGCGCTCCCCGGCTTTTTGGGGAGCGCCGCAGGCAGCACTGAACGTCCAAACTATGGCCATCTCCTAACCCCTTTCCTTCGGCGCTTTGAATGGAGGCGCTTCTCAGGTTGTCGCCTAGGCGCTCCCATGGATTTTCAGGGTGCGCCGATCAGCACTGCATGTCGAAATGCCCAGGAGCTTTTCCCTCCCGTGTTTCTCATAAGGTCGTCTCCTAGGCGCTCCCCGGCTTTTTGGGGAGCGCCGCAGGCAGCACTGAACGTCCAAACTATGGCCATCTTCTAACCCCTTTCCTTCCGCGTTTTGAATGAAGGCGTCGCACAGAAAATCGCCTAGGCGCTCCCGGGCAGTATCGGGTGCGCCGATCTGCACTGCATGTCGGACTGCGCCGTGGTTTTTCTTTCCCGAGTTTTCAGAAAGGTTGTCGCCTAGGCGCTCCCTGGATTTTCAGGGAGCGCCGCAGTGCACCGGCCGTCCCTGCTTTTATTTTTCCCCCGCCGCTCCAAAAGGTCGCCTGTACACCGCTCCCGGCTTTTTGGGTGCGGTGTACCTGCATCACACTCTTGGCGGGGGTGGTGTCGGACCGACACTGCTTTTGCTTTTCGATCTGCTTCAATAGGTTGTCAGTACACCGCTCCCCGGCAGTTTGGGGTGCGATGTACCTGCTCCAGACGACCCCTTTTGCCTTTATCAAAATTTGTGCGGCTGTAAGGCGCTCCCGGCAGTTTGGGTGCGCCTGAAAGCTGCGGCCACATGCTTGTGCTTGAGCTTGAAGGCTTTTTCTTTTCGGAATACCCCTCAACCAGCTCGGGAAAGTCGCCTAGGCGCTCCCTGGCTTTTTAGGGAGCGCCGGAGCGATTTGACCGGGCGGGGTATCATGCACAATCGTGGCGCCTGCACGGCTTTTACTTTTGGGAGCCCCTGGGGGCGGACGGGCGATCTGCCAGGAAGATTGTGCGGAGAGACCAAACAGGCCGCGTAGACCTTGGGGCAAGAAGACATAATGCGTGTTATGTCTAGTGGAGTGAGGGCAGGTTTTTGGGGTGCGTGCTGCGGCTTTTTGCAGCGTGCAGACCAAAAAGCCACGGCTGATAAGAGCTCTTATCTGCCGTGCCGAACGGAACGACTTGACCCAAGGTTTTAAGCGGCCGGCCGCAACCCGTGAAAGATCATAGGAACCAAGCTACCCGGCGGGCGGGGGATCAAAATGACAGAATTCCTTGTTCTTTTGCTTTTTCGTCCGGGATGATCCTCACGCCAGCTCGGCGCGGCTGTAAGGGTCTCCCGGCAGTTTGGGAGACCCTGGAAGGCGCAAGCCGGGCGGGTTCAGAACTCGGGATATCCACATGCAGGCTTTTCTTTTCGCGTCCCCCATCAATAGCTCGGCGCGGCTGTAAGGCGCTCCCTGGCTGTATAGGGTGCGCCTGGAAGTCGTGACGGGCGGCGGATCAAAGCACCGGTGTCGGCGCCTGGGCTTTTCCTTTCCAGCCGAATCTCCAGATAGGTCGTCTGTACGCCGCTCCCGGGCTTTATCGGGAGCGGCGTACCTGCCCCTCCCGGAGGACTTGCCGGCGGGGCTGTATTTTTCAGCAGGCTCCCGCCGGAAGGCAGTCCTTTCCGCGTCACCCCTGAAGAACGTCTGTTAGGCGCTCCCGCCAAGCTTGCTTTGCGGGAGCGCCGACACACGCACTGACAGAAGACCTGCCGGGCGGTGCTTTTTTCCGCACGGAGGGCAGTCCCGTTCCAGGCTGCCACAAAAGGTCGTCGCCTAGGCGCTCCCGCCAAGCTTGCTTTGCGGGAGCGCCGTAGCCAGCACAAAACAAAGTCCTACCGGCGGGGCCTGTGTTTTTCAGCAGGGCTCCCGCCGGAGGGCAGTCACTTCCGATCCCCCTCAATAGAACATCGCCGGAGCGCTCCCGCCAAACTTGTTTTGCGGGTGCGTGCAGGCGCACTCCGTCCCCGTCCTTCAGCATACCCATGGTGCGCTACCTGGCTGTTCTTTTCTTCGTTCGCGTCACATCAATAGAACATCGCCAGACCGCTCCCCGGCCTTTTGGGGAGCGGTCTGGCCAGCACCTTCCGTCAGGGTCACGGTTTTTCTGGTCGCGTCACCTCAATAGAACGTCGCCAAAACGCTCCCGGGCTTTATCGGGTGCGCTTTGGCATTGCTTCCCACGTCCAGGTCATGGCTGTTGCTGTTGCTTTTTCTGTAGCGTTAGGGGGGCTGGAGGGAAGTCTTGCCGGCTTTTTGGCAAGACCGGAGCGACAGCGGAGCCGGAAGACAACCGACGGCGTCAGCCGGAACGCCCATAGGCAGAAACTCAGGTAATACCAATACCACCAGAAGAAGAAATACCATGAGAACCACATCAGCCACATCCACCACATCCACCGACACCCCCACACTGGGGCGCTAGCGGGGAAGCCAAAAAACAGCAAGACATCAACATGCCACAGCAGTGCGGGTGCTTTTGCTTTTGCTTTTGTTTTTGCCCGGCGAGCCACCCAAAAGAGTAGCGGCGCGTCCTTTGCGTGCTTTTTTGCAAAGGACGTGTCGCCAGCCACGTCAGGTCGAGTCACCGCATAGGCGCTTCAGCACCAAAGGACGTTTTATCCACTGGATGTGCAGTCAGCCTCCATCAAATTGACCTTTATCCGCCAGCAGATATGGCAAGCAACGACCAAATGAGTAGCGGCGCGGCCCTTGCGGCTTTCTTGCAAGGGGCGTGACGCCTGCACCTCACGAGGGGCTGCACCATCAAATATCAAACGCTTTTATCCGCTTCGTGGTGGAGCCGGAGGCGACTCCAGGAACAAACTACCGGGCTTGCACCAAATGGCCCAGCGGCGCGACCCTTGCGGGTTTTTTTTGCAAGGGGCGTGACGCCGGCTCCTTCCGTTCAGGCTGCATCCATGGTACATCATGTGGAGCTGCACCCTATGCTTCTCACGAATCCATCCGGTTTGTCACAGCTTCTCACCTTACATCTAACATCATCAATCATCAACCATCGACATTTCACGCTTTCCGCTTCTTTTTTCCCATTTATCATGTCATTTTATTCTCATTTCATGTCAAAAATGGGTCCTTTCAATCCATTCAAATCCATACGGGTGCCCTACTTGCACCACTCCCCCAGATTGCCTTATTTTTTCATTATAACCGATAACTTACCCCCTTAACCTCCCCCCTCAAAAGCAACGGATATTCGCAAATATCGCACTTCCTTCTTCCTGCACACAAAAGCCCCTTTCCCTGCATTTTAAGCGAATACTGCGAACTGTGTACGGTGCTCAACTTGCGTCCCTGAAAAAATCCTGCATTATTATCGCCATGCCACAGACCCTGACCGAGCTGAATACATTACTGACGGCTGTAGACGAAGCCATTGCGAGGCTTATGTCGGGGGAGCGCGTCATCCGCATTTCAAACGGGGATCGCATGGCTGAATATGGTCAAGCCAAGCTTGGGGATTTACAGGATTACAAGTCCAGTCTCATAGCGGAGATAAACGCCTTGAACAGCAGACCGCGGCACTTCCGAATATCAACGCGCAAGGGGGTTTAATGGCCTATCTGAAGATATTGGATGCATCGGGCCGTAAGATCCGCGCATATACCGCTTTTGAAGGTGCCGGAAACGGCCGGCGCCTGTCGAACTGGGGCACATCCACGTCAGGGCCGAACAGCACACTGTTCTCATCCCTCGGGAATCTCCGTTCCCGGTCTCGCGAGCTATCACGCAATGACCCTCAGATATGCGGCGCGCTGGATTGTCTGGTGTCCAATATTGTCGGGATGGGGATTTCCCCCCGCTGGCAACTCCCCAACTCAAAACTCAAAAAAGCGTTACAGCAACTCTGGTCGGACTGGACCCAGGAAGCGGACGCGGATGGGCTGCTTGATTTTTACGGACTCCAGGCGCTTGCCGCCCGGGCGATTATTGAATCCGGAGAGGTTTTCATCCGGTTTTGCCCGAAGCGCTCGGGAAACGGGCTAATGGTGCCGCTGCAATTACAGATACTGGAAGCGGATCACCTGGACCACAATTACAATACGATTGCCCCCAACGGCAATGAAATCCGCATGGGCATTGAGTTTGATAAGACAGGTCAACGAAAGGCCTACTGGATGTTCAGGGAGCATCCCGGAGAGACTTTCCTGACAAGTATCCACCCATATGACCGGATTCGGATTCCGGCACTTGAGATACTTCATGCATTCCAGCCGCTCCGCCCCGGGCAGCAGCGTGGGCGACCGTGGCTCGCATCCCTGATCCTGACCATGCACGAGCTTAACCAATTCAACGATGCAGAACTCGTCAGGAAGAAAACCGCTGCCATGTTCGGAGGGTTTATCACCCAGCCTTCCGAAGAAGGAAATATGCCCCCACTCTTTGGAAACGAGGGAGATGCGGATGAATCCGGTTCCCCTGTTATCCAGATGGAGCCGGGCACGTTTCCATCGCTTCCTCCCGGATACAATGTCACGTTTTCGGAGCCGGCGGATGTCGGCGGCAATTATGGTTCTTTTGTCAAACATCAGGAGCAGCGGGCGGCGCGGGGGATTGGCGGGCTGACTTATGAAAAGTTTACCGGGGATCTGTCCGGAGTGACCTATTCCTCTATCCGGGCCGGGAACCTGGAATTTCAACGACAATGCAAGCAGTTTATTTTTAATGTCATGGCATATCAAATCTGCAGGCCGGTTGCCAGATACTGGCTTTCTCAGGTTGCGTTATCGAATGCCATGTTCTTGCCGGGATACGCAAGGGACCCAAAATCTTACATGAGGATCAAATGGACGATCGACGGCTGGCCGTGGGTGGACCCGCTGAAGGACTTGAAGGCGTCCACCGGTCTTGTCCGCTCCGGGTTTTCTTCCCGGACACAGGAGGTGGCTGAGCGGGGACTGGACGTTGAAGCGCTTGAGGAAGAAATTCAAGCGGACAATGAGCGGGCGGATGCGGGCGGCCTTGTATTTGATTCGGACGCAAGAAAATCGATGGGAACAACAGGAGGAAATGGCAGTGGAAATACCGACCAGACTTTTTAATGCAGCGCTAATGGTGGCGCCGCACGCAGTTGATGAAATAATAACTTCAAAAACTGCGGGCACCATGCCGGAAAAAGCGCCGGATATCAATGTCGCCGACAGGATAACAACCTTTGCCCATTTTGGAGATGAGGTGGAATTAACGGGTGCGGGTTACGTGATTGTTGATGGCGTTGCCCTGATCGAGATTTCGGGTGGGCTGACTTATCGCGCGTACAGTTGGTGGACCACGTCCTATCTGGATATCCGTGATAGTTTCCGGGCGGCGATTGCTGATGAGCGAGTAACCAACGTGTTGTTTCTTATAGACTCCCCGGGTGGTGAAGTGGCGGGCCTCTTTGATTTAGTGGATGAAATTTACAATGCAAGGGGAACCAAGCCTATCATTGCCATTGCTGATGAAGCTGCTTTTTCGGCTGCTTACGCAATAGCTTCCGCGGCGGATGAAGTCTATCTCTCCAGAACTGCACAAGTCGGGTCTATCGGTGTCATTGCGATCCATACGGACCAAAGCGGTTACGACAAGAACCTGGGTGTACAGTACACGCCCATTTACGCTGGTGATCGCAAAAACGATTTCAACCCACACGAGCCGTTGAAAGCGGATGGCAAGGAAGTGCTCCAGGCCCACGTAAATAAGCTTTACGACATGCTCACTGCGGTCATAGCTCGAAACAGACACATGACACAGGCGGCGGTGATTGCCACACAAGCAGGCTTTTATATGGGCGATGCCGCTGTAGAGGTCGGTTTGGCGGATGGTATTATGTCGGTAAGGGATATCGTGACAAAAATGAGTTCAAGCAAAGGAGATATGGCTATGAATTTGAATGAAGTGAAGGATTTCATTACCCAGGCATTGGCCGAAAGCATGACTGAAGTGAAAAAGATGCTGGAAGGGATCGAGGCGCGCTTGATAGAGCCTGTGATCGATTCGTCCGAAACCACTGATTCGGCCGGTGTGACCATGGCTGCCGGGGCGGGGGCGGGAGACATTGTGGAATTGTGCGACGTCTCGGGAATGCCGGAACTTGCAGGCGCCATGATCCGCGATGGGCTGACGCTCGATGAGGCAAAAAGCGCCATTCTGGACGCCAAGGCCAAAGCAGCGGCGCAAGCGCCGATTATATCCACTGTCGGACCGATGTCCACTGGTGAAAGCAACCCGCTTCTGGAAGATGCGAAAAAGCGGGCTGAAAAAGCAGAGAACAGATGACGGAGGACAGATAAAACATTGAGATGCAGGCAACGCTTTGAACAATAAGGAGAACGAACATGCCGACTGTATTGACTGAAGGGAATTACCTCAACGATTTGCTTAAATGGGAAATGGAAAACTATCACTCCCGCGAGCAGGTCACAGTATTGCCAGGACAGGACCTTGTGATGGGGTCTGTTATCGGAAAGATTAAAATTGGATCTGTGCCCACGATCGGAACTGCCGGAACAAACACCGGAACCGGCACCTGCGGCTCAGTGACCGGTGGAGCCAAAACCAAAGTTGGCGTTTATACCCTGCGTTGCGTCGGGGTGGCTGCCAATGGGGGGATTTTTTCGGTCCGAGATCCGGATGGCGAAGCATTGCCGAATGCCGTGATGGGCGCCTATACCAATTCGGCGATCAATTTCACCCTCACCGATGGCGCCACGGACTTTGCCCTTGGTGATTCTTTCACCATTACGGTTCCGGCTGGTTCCGGGAAAGTCAAAGAGCTCAACCTTACCGGGATTGATGGGTCTGAGGATGCTTACGGCATAATGATTGCCGGAGTCGACACAACGACCCCCAGCGCCGACAAACAGGCTGTTGCAATTGTCCGGGATGCCCAAATAATTGCCGATTATCTTACCTGGCCGGCAGGCGCTTCAGATGTCCAAAAGGCCGCCGCTCTAACCCAGTTGGCCAACGCGGGGATTGTTACCAGAACGGATGTTTAGATAATAGGTGATGGGTAATAGTCCATGGGTCATGGGTAAAAAACATCCTTACCTATAACCCATTACCTATGACCCATGACCCATGACCCAAATCATAAGGAGCACGAAAAATGTTACTGAACCCTTTTGATACAGATGCCTTCAACATGGTTTCTCTCACGCAGGCAATCAATATCCTGCCGAACAATTACGGCAGGCTGAGAGAGCTGGACCTTTTCCCCGACAAAGGGATCACGACCCGTGTGGCGCTGGTGGAAGAGCTAAACGGGGTGCTTAACCTGTTATCAACGATGCCGGTTGGCGCACCCGAACAGCAGAACCGAATGGGCAAAAGGAAAGTCCGGGCGTTCAGCGTCCCTCATATCCCCCTGGGCGATACGATCCTGGCTACCGAGTTTGAAGCTGTCCGTGAGTTCGGCACAGAGAACCAGGCACAGACATTGGCCAGTGTCATCAACAGCCATATGCAAACGGCCAAAAACAAGTACGCGATTACCCTGGAACACTTGAGGATGGGGGCGATGAAAGGGATCATTCTGGATGCCGATGGGTCCCTTCTGTACAACCTTTATACGGAATTCGGGATCACTCAGAATTTCGTTGATTTTGAGTTATCACCACCCACAACCGATGTTCGGGCCAAATGCATGCAAGTTCTTCGACTTATCGAAGACAATCTGCGCGGTGAGGTCATGTCCAGCCCGCGAGCGCTTGTTTCCGCCGACTTTTTTGATGCGCTGACCGGACATGCGAACGTAAAGGCCACTTTCGACAACACTGCCCTGGCCGTACAGATCATTGGCGGAGACATTCGAAAGGGGTTTTCCTATGGCGGGATTATTTTTGAAGAATACCGCGGTACGGCCACGGATGCCACCGGCGCCACCCGAAAATTCATAAATGACGGCGAAGGCCATTGTTTCCCCCAGGGAACGATGGACACCTTTAAAACCATTTATGCACCGGCCGATTTCCTGGAAACCGTAAATACGATCGGGATACCGCTCTACGCAAAACAGGAAGTCAAGGAGTACAACCGTGGTCTCAAATTACACATGCAGTCCAACCCGCTGCCGATGTGTTTTCGCCCTGGAGTGCTCGTCAAACTGGTGGCGTAATGACTGACTTTGACACCCTACAAAACAGACTCTGGACGGATGTATTGGCCAGGCTCGGGGGAGTCGATGCCACATTTACCCCTTTGACCGGCGAGCCATCAAGCTTCAAGGTGCTGTTTACCGAATCGATGCAGTTGCAGCCTTCCGGCATGTCCCAAACATGGCTACAGGTGAATACCATCGAATATTCTCTTGCAGACCTGGCTCATGTAGCCAAAGTCGGAGAAACCTTTACGAT